GATATTTTGAAAAAATGGAAGAAAGGAAAGGTAAACTAAATGGCATTAGGTGGTGGAACATTTACAGCACAGAATAAGGTTCTTCCGGGAACTTATGTAAATGTTATTAGTAGAAATTCAATTAAGAACAATACGGAAAGTGGCGTGGTTGCCATGCCAATATGTTTGGACTGGGGACCTGATGATAAGATTTTTGAAGTGACTGCTGATGAATTTGAAAAGGTTGCATTGGAAGTTTTCGGAAGAAGTCCATATGATGGAAATCTTATTAATGTTAGGGAAGTGTTTAAACATTCAACTAAAGGTTTGTTTTTTAAGATTAACAGTAACGGAGCAAAGGCAGGTTGTAAGTATGCAGATGCCAAGTGTAAGGGCTCAAGAGGAAATTCAATAAAGATTGTTATCAAGAAAAACATTGATCAGACAGAAAAGTATGACGTGTCAACTTATATGGATACAACATTAGTTGACATTCAGACAGTAGCAAGTTCAGGTGAATTAAAGGACAATGCCTTTATTGAATGGAAGGAATCATTTGAACTTGAAGAAACTGCCGGAACATTCTTAACAGGAGGTACAGGTGGAATTAATGATAAGCCAACAAATGAGGCTCATACAATGTTTATGCAGTTATTGGAGAATTACGCTTTTAATGTGGTTGTGGTAATGGAAACAGACACAAAATTACAGGAAGTATACAAGTCCTGGACAATAAGAATGCGTGATGAAATGGGCATTAAGTTTCAGACTGTAATGTATAATTGTGAAGCTGATTATGAGGGAATCATTAATGTTATGAACACAAAGGATGTTATTCCCTGGGTTGCAGGAGCAGAAGCAGCCTGTGGTGTCAATAAGGCTTGCACAAATATGTTATATGATGGAGAACTGGAAGAAATTAACTGCCAGTATACTCAGGCAGAACTTGAAAATGCCATAACTTCAGGAAAGTTTGTTATTCATAAGTGTGGTGATGAACTTAGGGTTTTAAGAGACATTAATTCCCTTACAACAGTAACAGAGGATAAGGGGAGCATTTTTCAGGAAAATCAGACAATTCGTGTGATTGATTACATTGCAGACAATGTGGCATCTGTTTTTAATAAGAAATATATTGGAAAAATTTCTAATGACAATGCAGGTAGAGTATCACTTAAGAATGATGTCAGAAGCATTTTTAATTATCTTGTAGATACAAGAGCAATAGAGAAATTTAGTGATGACGATATTGTTGTTGAAAAGGGTGAAGATAAGAAAGCGGTAGTAATTAATACAAATATTACTATTGTAGGTGTAATGGAAAAACTTTATATGACTACGATCATAGATTAGGAAGGAGGCAGTAAAGAATGAGTGGATTTATGAATACTAATGATGCACCATCAAGTAAGTTAGCAACATTATACTGTACTGTTGGAGGCAGAAGATACGCAATGCTTAATGCTAAGAATTTTGAAGCAAAGGCAAATGTTAGTCTTGCCGATGTACCGATTCTTGGTAAAACCATTAAAGGCAAAAAGCCAAGTGGATTGGAAATTAAAATAAAAATGACTTTGTATAAGTGTACGGAGGCTTTTGATAGACTTGTGGAAGAATACAAGAATACAGGAATGCTTCCAACTTTTGAAGCCGAGGTTGAATCAAATGATCCGGCAACATCAATGGGAGCATCAGGGAAAACTTATCATCAGTGTATGATAGAAGGAGATGTTCTTTTATCTTCATTTGATGCGGATGGAGATTTTATTGAACAGGACATTGAGGCATATGCAATGGACTACAGCAAGGATTCAGAATATAAGGAACCTGCATATATGTAATAGTAAAGTGGATAAGGAGAACTAAAAATCTTCTTATCCATTATTTTTTAGAAAGAGAAGGTAAGGAATATGGCAACTAATTTAAGTGCTTTTTTAAAGAAAAATAAGAAATATAAGGATGACGTGGCATATAAGGTAATCGCTTCATTATGTGACGAAAAAGGAACTCCATTGGATTGGAAGATTAAGGCAGTTTCAACTGAGGAATATGAAAGAATTAGAGAAAAGTGTACAACAGAGGTTCAGGTTACAGGAAAGCCGGGTGTTTACAGACAGAAATTTAATTCTTCATTGTTTATTGCAAAGCTGATGTGTGCATCTGTTGCAGAACCTGATTTATACAATAAGGAATTACAGGATTCTTATGGTGTAATGAATCCGGAAGACTTAATTAAGCAGATGATTGATAATCCGGGAGAATATAATGAGTTTGCTGAATTTATTCAGAAGTTTAACGGATTTGACGAAACATTACAGGATAAAGTTAACGAAGCAAAAAACTAATAGATGAAGGTGATCCTGATTCAATGTATGCATATTACTGTCTACATAAATTTCATTGGACACCTTCATTTTTTATGAGTTTGGATAAAAATGAGAGAGCTTTTGTGATTGCTTCCATTAATGCAAGAGTTGAGCAGGAAGAGGAAGAAAGCAAGAAAGTTGGAAAGGTAAGGTAAAGAGATGGCATCAATAATGACTTCATTTCAGTTAACAGACAGAATGACGGCACCGCTTATGAACATAACTAATGCTGTCTCAACTGTAATTAATGAATGTGAAAGAGCCCAAGGCGTGTCAGGAAACATGTTTAATACTTCTAAATTAGCTTCTGCCAGAACAAATTTAGGATTGGCAGATGCAGAGATTAAGCAGATAGCAAGTGACACGTCAAGAGCTTCAATAAGTCAAGAAACATACAATGGTAAAGTAAGAGAGGGGACAAATTCAGCAAAAGGATTACTTTCCACAGTTAAAGGCTTGGTAGCTTCTCTTGGTGGAATATTTCTTATAAGACAGGGAGCCAGCTTTATAGGTGAATGTAATGAAAAGGTATCTCAATTACATCAGGCAGAGACAAAACTTACTGAAGTAATGGGTGCAATGCAGGGAGCAGGAACATCACAGGTTAATATGATGAAAAATCTTGCTTCTGAGATAAGTGGTTATGGTGTTGTTGGAAAGACAGCTTTAATAAATGGAGCGCAACAGGCATCAACATATTTTCATCAGACAGATGCAGTTAAAACTTTGTTACCTAAGATGGCTGACTTAGCGGTTCAGATGCATGGTGTTAATGTTACTAATGAGGATATGGTTAATATCGGTAATATGACAGGTAAGGTTATGACTGGTCAGGTTGGAGCATTAAGACGTGCAGGCATTTCATTTACGGATTATCAGGAAAAGGTAATGAAAAATGGAACTGAGATGGAAAAGGCTAATATGTTGGCTCAGGTAATAGAGCAGAATGTAGGAAAGATGAATGAAACAATGGCTCAAACCCCTGAGGGAGTAATGGCAAGAAATAAAAGGGATTTTGATGCGGTTAAAACAACTATAGGTCAACAGGTACAGCCGGCGATTGTTAGTATGTTTAATGCAATACATAACAATTTGCCAACCATACAGCTTTTAGCAACCGGGTTTGGAAATGCTACAGTCTTAGTAATGGGAGCAATAACAGGAATTATTAACATTGGAACGCAAATGATTAATTTCTTTAAATCTAATTGGACATTAATTGAACCTATTATATGGGGAATAGTTGCAGCATTAATTGTTTATAATGCAACAATGGGCATAGAATGGCTTACTACATTAAAAGATATAGGTGCAAAGGCGTTGCATGCGGTATCCAGCGCTGCAAGTACAGCGGCTATCATAGCAATGACATTTGCACAGGAAGGATTAAATGCAGCATTGGCATTATGTCCGTTAACATGGATTATTATTGCTATTATTGCGGTAATAGCAGCTATTTATCTGGTTGTGGCAGCAATTAACAAGGTACAGAATAAGACCCGTTCTGCTACAGGTGTGATTTTTGGTGTAGTGGCATCAGCAGGAGCAGCAATCATAAATGTAGGAATAGGAACGATTAACGCAATAATTCAGGCTGTATGGAGTATTTTTGTTCAGCCTTTTATTGGCATAATTGAATGGATTTTAAATGTTACAAATGGTGGATTTGATTCTTTTGGTGGTGCAGTTGCAAATCTGATAGGTCAGATTATATCATGGTTTTTAAGTCTTGGAAAAGTTGTTACCAAGATTATAGATGCCATATTTGGAACAGATTGGACCAGTGGATTAACTTCTTTACAAGATACAGTTACTTCTTGGGGTAAAAATGAAAATTCAATTACATTAAATAAAGAAGCTCCAAGCATTGATTACAGAATTAATTATGGTGATGCTTATGGAAAAGGATATGATCTGGGAAAAGGTGTTGAAAATAAGGTTAAGAATACTTTTGGTAATCTTTTTAAGAAAGGTGAAACAAAGGATAAAGACTATAGCTATGGAACAGATGCCATTACAAATAACACGGCTGAAACAGCAGCAAACACTGCAAAAACATCGGATTCATTGGATATTACAAATCAGCAACTTAAGTATATAAAGGATTATGCAGAACAGAGAGCAATTAACAGATTTACAACAGCAAAAATCAGTGTAGATATGTCAAATGTTATTAATGGTTCTTCAAAAGCTGATATGGAAGGAATAGTTACTCATTTAAAGACAAGATTGGAAGAAGAAATGTCAGCAGTAGCGGAAGGGGTGCATTAGAATGTATAGATTGATTATTGATGGGCAGTATGTACCCATTCCACCTGAAAAAATAAGCATAAAGGTTGATGGTGATAACAAGACAATGACATTGATTAATTTAGGAGAAGTTAACATGCTAAGAAATCCCAAACTTACAGAGATTTCATTTGACTTGTTATTACCTAATCAATATTATCCATTTGCTTTTTATTCAGATGGAAAATACAAGGGCGCCGATGAGTACATTAAGAAGTATAAGGAACTTTTATCTTCCAAGAAGGCATTTAAACTGGAGATTTACAGATATGCTCCAAATAATAAAAAAATATTCAATACTATTCTTAAAGTGTCGCTGGAAAGACTTACAATAACAGATTCTGTCAGCGACGGTTTTGACAGCAGGGTGTCGTTGGAATTTAAGGAATACAGAAAATATGGTGCTGTAAAGGTTAAGAAAATACCAAATACGTACACCATTAAATCCAATAAGGAAACTCTTACATTGATAGCGAAAAAGTGGTTAAAGGATAGTTCCAAGGGTTCTGCCATTTACAAGAAGAACAAAAAAGTTATTGAAAAGGCTGCAAAGAAGCACAAGAGAAAAAGCAGTTCCAAAGGAAAATATCTGTACAAGGGAACTGTTTTGAAGAAACCATAAGGAGGAAAGGATGGCAGACATAATTGATATTGCATCAAAGGAAGTCGGTTATAAAGCATATGGCGGTAACAAGACCAAGTATAGTGCCTGGTATGGAATGAATGGTGCTGCATGGTGCCATATGTTTGCCTCCTGGTGTGCATATAAGGCAGGTGTATCAACAAGCATTGCTCCCAAGACAGCATCAACAGACACAGGAATGCAATGGTTTAAAAACAAGGGAAGATTCAAGTATAAGGGTTCATACACACCTAAAAGAAATGATTTCATTTATTTTAAATCAGATGGTGCATCTCACGTGGGAATTGTTGAGTATGTATCAGGAAGTACTGTGCATACTATTGAGGGTAACACTTCTGACGCTGTTATGAGAAGATCATATCCGTTAAGTTACCATACAATAACAGGATATGGGGTAATCAGTGATTACATTACTTCATCAGGTAAGACATCAAAGGGAAAGAAAAGCGGAAAGAATACCGGTAAAAGCAGTGGAAAACAGGAAATATCATATTTAAGGGAAATTCTTAAAAAGAATGAATCAAAAAAGAAAAAGTCAACCAGAAAGGTGGAGTATAAAGCTGTTTCAGTAAAGAACAGTGAGAAGCTTGTTGTTAATGTTCTGATTAAACACGGCAAGAAAAGGTACAAACATCAGGTTCAGGAAGGATTAAAAACAACCTTTGAGAGAAAAAATGCACCGGGTAAGGTTACTTTTACAACGTTTGTTGACAGCGATTCAAAGAAGAGAATTTCAAATGGTGATTCTGTGGCAATAGTGGTTAATGGCAAAAATTTCTTTTATGGTTTTGTATTTTCCATTTCACCTAAAACAGATAAGACTTTGGATGTTACTGTGTATGATCAGCTTAGGTATTTTAAGAATAAGGATACTTATATTTCAAAAAAGAGAACTTCCACGGTTTTAATTAAGAAAATTGCCAAGGATTTTAAACTGAATTGTGGTAAGTTGGCGAATACAAAGTATCCTGTGTCAAGAATTGATGATAATGTAACATTGTTTGACATTGTACAAAACAGCTTGGATGAAACATTAATGGCAAGGGGAAAGATTTATACCTTGTATGATGAATTTGGAAAGTTAAGGTTAAGGGAGCCTTGGAAGGTTAACAGGTTAATAACTTCAACCACGGCAGAATCTTATGATTATAAGGAAACAATAGATGATAATGTTTATAATCAGATAAAATTGGCATATGACAACACCAAGAAGGGTGTGCAGGAGATTTATATGGCAAAAAATAGCAAGTACATCAATAAATGGGGTGTGCTTCAGTATTTTGACAAAATCGACAGTCGCAAGGGTGCAAAATTAAAGGTTAAGGCATTGTTGAAGATTTATTGTAAAACAGGTAAGACAATTAAGATTAATAATTGTTTTGGTGACATTAACGTAAGAGCCGGCTGTTTGGTTCTTGTTAAGTTGAAAATTTATGGTGAAACAATTTCAAATTATATGTTGGTTGATAAGGTTACTCATACATTTAATAATGGGCAACATCTTATGGATTTGGAATTATCTGGAGGTGATTACGATAGCAGCTACTAGTTTAACACAGTTAATTAAGAAAATAGCAGAGGATGCAAGAAAAGCGGCGAAGCCCTGTACCATTGTAATTGGTACGGTTTTAAAGGCAGATTCGTCTAAAATAAAGGTTAATCAAAAGCTCATCTTAACGGATGAGTTTTTGTATTTTACGGAAACTGCATCAAAGAGCAAATTGAAAAAGGGCGACAAGGTTGTGATGATACGTGCAGATGGTGGTCAGAAGTATCTTGTTGTGGATAGGATGGTGTGAGTATGTTACCTGAAGAATTGGAAGAACTGGAAGATTTTAATGTGGAAGAAGATGAAGAGCAGGAGTTTTCCAATGATACATATGTGCTGGATTTTGAAAGTAAAAGGATTTTGAGAAAATCTGATGAAGATGATGAAATCTTAAGGCAGGCAATAATAAAGATTCTGTTAACTGAATTTGATTATTACAGCATTTATGAAAATTATGGATTGGAGAAAGCTGATTTATTGGGAGAAAACATTGCAGAGGTAAAGGAAGTAATTGGAGGCAGAATTGAGGAAGCCATTTTAAGGGATGAACGTTTTAATTCTGTTGAGATAGAGAGTATTTCAAATTACAGAAATGAATTGATGGTTTCTCTGACAGTTATAACTTCTGATGATGAAGAGATTGAAGTGGAAGGAGTGAGCATTGATGTTTGAGGAGATGACCTTTGAGAATATTTTAAGTCAGATGCTTGAAAATGTTCAGGGGGATGTTGATAAAAGAGAGGGGTCAATTATTTATGATGCGTTGGCACCTGTGGCAATGGAAAGTGCGCAGATGTATTCAGACATGGACATTCTTTTGCAGGAATGTTTTGCAGACAGTGCATCTTATTATTATTTGATTAAGCGTGCAGCAGAGAGGGGAATATTTGTAAAGGAAGGTATTCCGGCTGTTATAAAAGTGAAATGTACTCCTTCTGATGTGAGCATTCCAGAGGCAACAGAGTTTAGCATAGGTGAAATGACATATTCAATTACAGAGAACTTAGGAGATGGATTCTATAGTATGACATGTTCTGAATCAGGAGAAAACGGAAATAATATAAATGATGATGTGATTCCAATTGAATATGTTGAGGACTTAGAAGAAATCGAGGCTGTTGAAGTGATTGTGTATGGCACGGAAGATGAGGATGAAGAATCTTTGAGAGAAAGATATTTTGAATCATTTAGAGAAGCGGCCTTTGGAGGAAATAAGGCAGACTATAAGGAAAAGGCTAAGGACATTGAAAAGGTAGGTGCCTGCAAGGTTTATCCTGTTTGGAATGGTGGAGGAACTGTAAAGCTGGCAATTCTTGATTCTCAATATAATGAAGCTTCTTCTGAAATCATAAATGAAGTACAGAATACGTTTGATCCAACGAAAGATGGAACAGGTGTGGGAATTGCACCAATAGGTCACATTGTAACTGTTTCAACACCAGAAGTTAAAAGAATAAATGTGGATGTTCAGATTGAATACATGGAAAATTATATATGGGATGACATTAAGGAAACTTTTGCAGAAAATTTTGCAGAGTATTTAAAAAATGTCATAAAAAATGAATGGGAAGCAAAGGACACAATGACGGTAAGAAGCGGACAGATAGAATCAATGCTTCTTGACATGGAAGGTGTTGACAATGTTTTAAGTGTAAAAATTGATGGAAAGACAGGTAATTGCATTATTGATTGTGATTATATTCCAAAGGTTGGTGAGATAAGTGGATAGAAAGTTGATTGAGTATCTGCCTGAATGGTTAAGAGAGTTTAGAGAGATAAAGGAATTAACAGACATTGAGCAATCACAGACTGAAGATTTGTGGGAAGCACTTGAAAAAATGTGGAACAATAATTTCATTGAAAGTTTGGATGAACAGGGCTGTGAACATTGGGAGAGAATGCTTGGAATATCCAATAAGGACACGTATACATTGGAAGAAAGACGATTGAAGATATTGGGAATTGTTACAGAGCAACGACCTTTTACTGTAAGGTCCTTGGAAAAGACTTTGGCGGTAATATGTGGTAATGATGAAAGTAAAGGTCCTAATTACTCAGTAAAGTTGGATGCCAATAATTATGTGTTAACAGTCAGGGTTGCCTTAACATCAAAGAATGTGCTTTCTGATGTGGCTAAATTGTTGGACAGGGTTGTCCCAAGCAATCTGTTAATTGATTTGTCTTTGCTTTATAACAAGAATAATCAGTTATCAAAATTTACACACGAGGAATTAAAGAAGTATACACACATTCAATTAAGAGAAGAAGTGTTTGAAGAAGGAAGGAGCACAAGATGATTAATAAAACAAAGTATTTGCAGTTAAAGAAACCGGATGGAGATGAGTTTTATGATATTGATGTTTTTAATGAAAATGCAGACAGCATAGATGGTGAATTGAAAAAGAATAATGAGGAGCTTGCCAAGAAGCTTTCAAAGGATGGAAATAGTGACAGTAATATTGTTGCTTTTCAGACGGCATCAAAAAGAGAAAATATTTTGTCAGGAGAAACACATAAGGTTATTTTTGGAAAAATAAAGAAATTCTTTACAGACTTAAAGACGGTGGCTTTTACAGGTTCATACAATGACTTAACAGATTTACCCAGTTATGTGAAATCACAAACCATAACATCAGCAGTAGATTGGAATACATTAACAGAAAATGGAGTGTATCACATAAAGACAACAGAAGGAACAAACAGACCTGTTACTAACTGGGGAATGCTTTATGTTGAAGGGGAAACATCAACTAAGTTTCAGATATTTATTCCCGATGTAAAGAACAATGTGATTTATAAGCGTTATGAAAATGCCGGCTGGAAGGATTGGCAGGAGTTAACCCTTATTGAAACATCCGGAGAAGTATATGATACAGGCTGGAAATCAGTTGAATGTGGAAATGGCATATCAGCATGGTCCACTGCTGATGCACCTAGAATTAGAAGAGTTGGCAAAACTGTGGAATTAGTGGGAATTGTAACAAATTCAACAAGTTTTGCAGATCATGATAGTTTGTTTAGAAATATTCCTACAGATATGTGCCCTTCTCGTAATGTATGGTCTATTCAACAGGGAGACATAAAAAATAAGACAACTGCCAGATGGATGATGACAATTAATCCAGGAGGCACAGTATCTTTTAATTATTATGGATTTTCTGGACCTTTAACAATTTCAACTGGTATGTGCATACCGGTTCATGCAGTATGGATGGTGGATTAAAGGAGAAAAAGATGAACATAAACATAGAGATAAAAGGACAACAGGCGCATATTGTTAACCAGCAGTCTTTAATATCAGGAACTTCCAATTTGGAAGAAATTAAGTTTGATTTTTCTTCTGAATGGGACGGATATACAAAAACAGCCGTAATATATGTAGATGATTATAGTATAAGTGATTCGGTAAAAGTGCTTGTTGAAAAGGATGTTGTATCAGCAGAAAAATTACCTGATTGGCTTTTTAGGGAAAAATGTGAGCTTTACATTGGAGTTTTTGGTGACAATTCAGAAGGTAGAAGAATTACTTCAACAATTGTATGTCAGAAAGTAAAGAAAGGCGTTCCGGTAGATGTTGTAAATGAGATTACACCGGATATTTACAATCAGATAATCAAAATAATGTGTGATGCAAAGGCATTGGTAAAAGAGGCTGATGAAAAGATAGAAGTTAATAAAGGCTATCTTGAACAGGCAGAGCAGAAGGCAAATGATGCAGCAGATTATGCAGATAGAGCTGGGAATTATTTAGAAGAGGTGATAGGTCAAAAGACAGATGTTGAGAAGCTAATAGCGAATATTGATGTCAAAGTTGAGGAAAGCACAACAAACATAGCTAACATAACAGAGGCAAAAATGAATGACATTAGCTCTTTAACAGAAGCAAAAAGCAATGACATAGCAACACTTACAACTGCAAAGATGGAAGACATAGCTAATGTTACGAATGCAAAGCTTGGAGATATTAACAACACAGCACGGGCACAGATTGAAGCTATAAACAGTTCTGCGGTTGCCGCAGGAGAATCGCAGACAAAAGGAATTAATACAGTAGCATCAAGTCAGATTAGTAACATTACAAATATAACAAATCAACAGTTGGAGAATATAAATACCGCAGCTACACATCAGATAGAAATGATTGAGAATAAAACAACTATACAGATTGATGCAATTAATAACACAGCTACAGGTCAGATTGGTGCCATTAATAGTACAGCTTTAAGTCAGATTGATGCCATTAATAACACAACTACAAATCAAATTAAAAATATGACTGTAAAATATTCTGATATGTGTAGAACTCTTGGAATAGAACACGAAGGAATAATGCTTGCAAAAACAAGTTACAATGAAAGTAGCATACCTCACGACATATACTCTATAGACGTTAGTAAATTTAAATACATTGAATTTGGTAAACTTGTAAGGGGTATTTATGAAGATACTCTTCCAGCATTTCATATAGGTATCTATTTAACAAATCTAAAAGATGAACCAGCACTAGAAAACGTAACCACTGGAAAGCGTTATGATGTATCATTACTTAATGATTTACAGTTTTATGTATCTTATCAGGGTAGTGGCGGATATGAAGTTACAGTAAACTATAAACTTTATAACAAATTAGAAGAAACAACGGAAGAATAAGGAAGGGAAAAAATATGATTGTTAGAGCAGGACCGCAAGGTCTTTTTTTATACCAAAATAAATGAAATGAAAGGAAAGGACAAATCATATGAAAGAAACAATATGCACAATCACAGGAATAGTAGGGAGTTTTATAACAGGAATGTTTGGAGGATGGAGCGCAGCAATGACTACATTATTAATATTTATGGCGGTTGATTATATCAGTGGACTTGCTGTCGCTGGCATTTTCAAGAAATCAACAAAAACAGATTCAGGAGCATTAGAGAGTAGAGCGGGATGGAAGGGCTTATGTCGGAAATGTATGACGCTTGTTTTCGTTTTAATCGCGTACAGGCTTGATATAACGATACATACATCCTACATAAAGGATGCTGTCTGTATAGCGTTTATAGCGAATGAACTTATATCAATAATTGAGAACGCAGGACTTATGGGAATTAAAATACCTGTAGCAATTCAGAATGCGGTCGATATATTAACTAAAAAAGGGAGTGATAACAATGAAAAATCAGCATGACATTAGAATTGACAGAACCAAGTTACATCCTTGGCTTAATTACAAGTTAACATTATTGCTTAAGCAGTGTGCAAAGAAAAGGATATACCTTATTATTACGCAGGGATTTAGAAGCAAGGCTGAACAGGATAAACTTTATGCTCAGGGCAGAACAAAGAAAGGAAACATTGTAACCAATGCAAAGGGAAGCGATTATTCCAGTCAGCATCAGTGGGGCATTGCTTTTGATATTGCTTTGAAGTATGATGTAGATGGAGATGGACAGGTTACAGATGATACCTACAATAATAAAGGTATTAAGAACGTTGCTAAAATAGCCAAGTCAAAGAAAGTAGGTCTTGCCTGGGGTGGTGACTGGGTTAGCCCTGTAGATACTCCACATTTCTATCTTGGAAAGTGGGGCGATACTCCGGCTAAGTTGAAAAGAACTTACGGAACGTTTGAAAAGTTCAAAAATACTTGGACTAAGGAAGTTTTTGGAACAAAAAAAGGACTAAACATATGGAACAAAACAAGAACAAAAGTCCTGAAGAAAAAGCTTCCAAATAAAACAAAGGTCAATGTAATGTATATTAGTAAAGGGTATGCAAAAGTTGAGTACAAGGGTGTAGTTGGATATATGAAAGCTAAGTATCTATTATAATAAAGAAGAAAGCAATGAAAAATGACGTGCGATTGTTTAATGATATATCAACAATACTCTGATAATACACAATACGCTTGAAATTACCTATTATAAAAGGAATACAGTTTTCAAAGAGATAGTTATATCTGCGATGGCAGAAATATGGAAAGAACTCCCGAGTTTACTCGAGGAGTTCTTTTTATGTTTCTGCCATCATAGGATGGCTGAGATGAGCGAGACGAAACAAAGTGAAGTCGAGCTTCTCAGTCATCGCAGATATAAAGTAGTAGCATGGAATGCAATACGAGGACAATGTTATGGTTGGAATTATACTAGATACGGAGGATGAGTACCTGTATGTTTCTACTATGCATGATGTACAGGAATCTAAAATTTTAAGACGATTGCATAGCGGACGAATTAACGTGAAGATTATAATTAAATGCAAATAGTACTAGAAATAGTACTGTTTGCATTTATTTTTTTGCAATTAAGCGAAAAAAACTGTACAAATTCTAAAAAGTTCAGGATAGCAACAGAAGTTAAAAAGGATGAGGAAAGACAGGGTGACAACTTTGTCCCCTAATTTTAGAGGTAACATAAATGAGAAAAATTAAGTATTTTGATAACTAGCTATCAGTTGAGGAATATATAAAAATACAGATAGTTAGAAATGATGGAATTAGGAGTTTAGTATATAGAAAAGAATTAATTGAGGAATGTGCATTAAGAAACATTCAGACGAAAGCCACATCAACAAAAGAGCAGCTTGTGGAGTTGTTAGTTAGTAATGGAGTTACTTATAAAGAGCTGACAAATATATACAAAATCGGAGTAACAAGTAAAGCATATCAGGATACGTTTGGAATAAATCATAATCAGGTGAAGAAGCTAGAAAAGAAGTAAGTAATTGATGTAGTTGGTCAATATGAGTTTAGAGCTTATGGTCGAAATCTAAAAGCACCTTTATATGATATATATCAATTTGCTTCTATACCGGAAGAAGCTATTAAAAATTTGTAGGAAGTAAAGCAACAATTAATGGAGGGGATTAATTAAATGCAACAGAGTGAAAATCAATTAACAAGATTAAAAAGGAAATGTGTACCTGTAACGGTGGTTACTTTGATAATGGTAATTATGGCAATAGTGATGTCAATAATGATATTACTTAGATGCTGATTACATAAATAATTTTTAAAAAAAGGAGGCGGCATGTATGCCAAGAGCAAGAATATCATACGGACAGAGAGTAATAATCGAGGATATGAGAAAAAACGGATATAAGGCTAAGGACATATGTGAAGCCATTGGAATAAGTTCTTATGACTATCAGAGAGAACTTATTTTAGGTTTTTGGTGGAGAAACGGCTGTGTTCTACATAACAAAAGAATATGAAACGAGGTTGGTAGATTTGGCACCAAAAGAGATTCAAAAGGAAGAACATTTGATTATAAAAACATTCAGCTTTGTTATTGTTACAGGGGAATAAGTATTGTTATTTTAATATGGAAGAAACACAGACTAAAAGGGGTTCAAATGAACCCCTTTTGCCTATATTGGGACAATAATTGTTAAATTGTATCGACTTGAACGTACAGACTAAAATCTAAACGTTTATGCCTGCACAATTAAATGATAGGGGTTATAAATACTTTATAATTGCAATTTTGAAGTACAAAAAATTTTGTGTGCTTCTTAGCTCTTTGAAGTGCATAAGAGCGTTAAAGATAATACAATTTTGTATCAATAAAAAATAAAAAACAGAGAAAAAGTTATAAGTAATAAAAAACGGTAAATAGTATTGGAAATGAATAAGATTTATGTGAGGCTTAATTAAGCTAGCAAAAGTAAAATTATTTGTACTATGGTTTTGTTAGTAGTACACATAACAATTTTAAGTTCGGTGGGTGAAACCCTATTAACGATAACGTAAATACTATCGTTAATATTTGTAAAGATTATTGGAAAAAATGTTAAAAGATATTGAAAAAAAGCGAAAAAAATAATAAACTAAAGATAGATATTGGGTGGACGGAAATATGATGAAAAACACATAATTAGAAAGCATATAATAGGGCATTGAATGCTACTGGTGAAGAAGCAATAAAAAATGGAGAAAAATTCATTGACAATAATATAATAGTTGCGGAACTTTCAGAACAAGAAGCAGAAGAACTGAATGAAGATAGCAACATCATAATTGAAGAGGATTTAAAAGTAAAAGCAAATGTCAAAGCAAAACCTTGAACAATTAGTAAAAATAAAGGAATAGATAGAGATGTTGCGTGGAATTTACAGATGATTAATGCAGATAAGGCTAATATTAATTCTAATCAAAAAGTGAAAGTTGCTATTATTGACTCAGGAGTGGATGCAATATCAGGAATAAAAGTAAAAGAAAGAATTAATTTAGTTGATGATAAGGAAGATAACTTACTGTTTTTTGAAGATTATTCAGGGCATGGAACTAGTGTGGCTGGAATAATTGCTGGTTCTAACGGAGAGAATAATGTAGAAGGGATAAATCCAAATGTAGAATTATATTCTGCTAAAGTTTTAGATGATAATAATGTTGCACCAATTAGTAGGGTTATAGAAGGAATATATTGGGCAATTGAACAGGATGTAGATATTATAAATTTGAGCTTGGGTACAACTGTGTATTCAGAAGCATTAGAAAAAGCAATTAAAGACGCATATGCAGAAAATATTATATTAGTTGCTTCAGCTGGAAATACAGGAATTAAAATAGAATATCCGGCAGCATTTAAGGAAGTTATTGCTGTTGGTGGTGTGAATTCTAAAGGAGAAGTTAGTAAAAGTAGCGTAATAGGTAAAGAGATAGAATTGATGGCTCCTGGTGAAATGATAAAGGTAGTAGGACCATTTGGAGGATTGACAGCGGCTGATGGAACTAGTATGGCAGCACCACATGTTACAGCAGTTGCAGCTGTATTATTAGGAATAGATAAAAATGTATCAAATGATTTTGTTAGGCAGTTGATGAATGCGAGTGCTAAAGAATTAATTGAATCGGGGACAGGATATGGTATAGTAGATTTGAAATATGCTATAGATAATTATGATGTATTAAGAAATCAGTACGATAATG